CTACGCTATTAGTCAAGCGGCTGACCTTTATGCCAATAACTTTGGCTGGCAGATAAGTTATTTTGCTAAAGTTAATATGCTTATCGTCAATATTCCCGTAACAGGCGGTTCTGAACAATATGTCATGCACAACATTACAAAGTCATGGGGTCGCTTTACTAACCTAAACGCTAATTGTTGGGAGTCCAGCGGTGACGATATGTACTTTGGGGGTACAGGCTTTGTAGGTAAGTTTTACGATACTTTTGCCGATGCGGGTACAAACATCAAGGCATTTGTTCAACAGGCATATTCGTATTTTGACTCTAGGGGGCAACAAAAACGCTTTACCTTAGTACGCCCTATCCTACAGACAGATAATGGCTTACCGACCGTTCTATGCGGTCTAAGCACGGACTTTGATACCGTTGAGTTAACCAACCAAATATCCTTTAACCCCGCCATTTTACAAACGGGTGAATGGGATAACGATACATGGGATAACGCTAACTGGGGTGGTGGATTGACCACGACTAAAGTATGGCAGGGCGTGACAGGATTAGGCTATGCAGGATCAGTTAGTATGAATGTTGCATCGCAAAACATTGAGTTTCACTGGGCTAGTACAGACTTTGTAATGGAGAAGGGTGGCGTACTCTAATGCTCTGTTTTGATAAAGAACTAATCGGGCAATGGGTAGCAAACCGTGTAAACGGAGTGTTTACGCCTGAAAACTCAAGCTGTATTGGGTTATTAGATAAGACAGGAACAGTCATTGCGGGCGTGTGGTACGAAGGCTATACCAAGACTTCAATAATGACCCACATTGCCATTAACGGGCAGATGTCTAAACAGTTCTTAGCTACTATTTTTGACTATCCTTTTGTACAATTGGGTGTAAATAAGCTGATTGGGCCAACCAATTCAAGTAACGAAGATGCAATGCGGTTCAATTACAAGTTAGGTTTTATTGAAGAAGCACGGATTAAAGATGCGTTCCCCGATGGGGATATGGTCTTATTAACATTAACCAAAGACAAATGTAGGTTTTTAGGAGAGAAGTATGGGAAAGAGCGCACCGTCAGCACCGCCACCACCTGATTACGCAGGTGCGGCTAGAGAAACAGCGGCAGGTAACCTAGATGCGGCACGGGCTAATATTGCCGCCAACCGTGTTAATCAGATTACACCGTATGGCAATGTTAATTATGCAATGACAGGTGAGGATAAGTACGGTAATCCAACTTGGACAGCTACTCAGACGCTTGCTCCTGACCAACAACGCTTATTAGACATACAAAACCAACTAAGCATTGGCACTGGTGAACTAGGCGAAAAAGGTCTTGGATATGTCAGAAACATGATTGACAAGCCATTTGATACAAGTGCTTTGCCATCGACAGGCTTTAATCCTAGTCAGACATACCAAGAAGCCTATATGCAACGGCTTGCCCCACAGCTTCAACAAAACCGTGACAAGCTACAACAGCAACTAGCCAATCAAGGTATTGACATTGGTTCTGAAGCGTATGACCGAGCAATGATGCAACAAGCCCAGCGTGAGAATGACCTTCTTTTGGGCGCAACAACCCAAGGTTTTGGCGTAGGTCAACAAGCTAGAGGTCAAGCCCTACAAGAACAAGCGTACCTTAGAAATGAACCTATTAACACCCTAAACGCTGTTCGTTCAGGCGCACAGGTAACTAGCCCACAATTTGTAAACCCAGCCAGCCAAGCAGTCACCGCTGGCCCTGACTTACTCGGTGCGGCACAAGCGCAAGGTAATGCGGCAATGAACGCTTACAACGCCCAAGTAGCTACCCAAAACGCTAATACCCAAGGACTTTATAGCCTTGGTGGGTCAGCATTAATGGCTGGTGCATTCTTCTAATGCAAGATTTCTTTAACCGCCACAAAAAGATTGCCTTGATGTTTTCAGGCGGTAGAGATTCGCTTGCGTGTTTAGAGTTATATCGTGATTACTTAGACAAAATGACCCTAATATGGGTCAATACAGGTGCAAACTTCCCTGAAATCGAAGATTACATGGATCAGTTAAATGTTCCTAATTTTGTAGAAGTTCGGACAAACCAGCCGTTATCGTTAGAGGTAAACGGTCACCCTGTAGATATATTACCTGTCAATTTCAGCAATATTGGACAAGCAGTTACAAGCCAAAAAGACATTAAATTACGCACCTATTTTGATTGCTGTGCTGAGAACCAATGGATACCAGCGCACCAAAAGATACAAGAACTGGGGATTACTTGCGTTGTTCGGGGTCAAAGACAGTCCGAATCACACAAAAACCCTATTAAGTCAGGTGAAGTCATTGACGGCATTGAATATGTTTTTCCAATACTGCATTGGTCTGACCAAGATGTAGTCGAGTACCTAAAAAGCAAAGACATTGAAATTACCGAGCGTCTATCAATGTCGCACTCCAGCCTAGATTGCTGGAACTGTACCGCTTATATTGCTGACAGTAAACAACGCTTTGAGTACATCAAAAAGCATTACCCACAACAGCACGAAGCAGTAGTCAATTTGCTAAAAAGAATCGATAATGTAGTAACAGCAGAAATAAACAAAATTCGTCAAATTACAGAGGTTTAGACATGAATCCGTATACACCCCAAAAACCGTTGATGATGGACAATATGCAGGATGTATCGGGTCAGCGACCTGTGTTTATGAATGAGTCTGCTCAAGAACAAATGCACCGTGCTTTGTTGCAACAGAACTTAGGTTCACCAGTAGGACAAGGGCATTCACTAGGTATTAACCCTATGGCTCTTGCACAAATGTTAAGACAGGGACAAAAAGCCCCTTACGGTGGTACACCTCAAGGCGCATACGGTCAACAGGGTCAGTATATGCAAGATGCTATGAACCCAGTGACAAGTCAACAGCAGATGCTAATGAATCAGGGTGGCCCTGAATTTATGTCGTTCAATACCCCGTTTGCAGGATAAATTATGGCAAATTTATTAGATCAATACTCAAATCCTTACCAGCCTGAAATATTAGGCATGGATCGTCAGCGCAAGCTGGCTGAAATGCTTATTGCTCAAGGTCAGCAACAACCACAAGGACAAATGGTAGGGAATCGATTTATTCCTGTAGCCCCTACACAGAATTTAGCAAACTTATTTAATACCGCATTGGGCGCATATGGAATGTACCAAGCTGACCAAAAAGCATTAGATTTAGCTAATCGTATTCGTCAAGGTGAAACAGAAGCGTTTGCCGACTTCATGAGTCTTAAACAAGGTAAACCTGCTAAACCCGCACCTGCTGGTTACGAGTTAGGAGATGCTGGAACACCAGCAGTACCACCTAATCCAATAGCGGCATACGCTAATCTTTATAAAGATCCAAGAGCGTCACAGCGTTTGCGTGATATGGCGTTTAACAAAATAATGGCTGACCCTGAAGCATTTACTTTAACTGAAGGTTCAATTCGTTTTGAAAGAATGCCTGATGGCTCTACAAGACAAGTAGCCGCTGGCCCTGAGAAATTCCGTGCGCCTATTCAAGTAGATACTGGAACGCATATTGAGTTCCGTGACCCTGTTGACCCAAGCAGAGTATTGCAAAGAGTACCTAAAGCGCAAATGCCACAAGCAGGTCAAGTAGTAGAAACTGCTCAAGGGCCAATGATTGTAAATACTCGCACAGGTGAAGCCGCCCCAATTATGGCTGGTGGTCAACCTTTACCACCAAAACTGAGTACCGAGCAATCTAAAGATATTACTGCTATTAACCAGCAAAGGTCTGTTGTAGATAGCGCACTAACTTTAGTTAAAGCTACGCCCACAGCATTTAATTTTGGTCGTGGTGTAGCTGGAGCAATACCATTTGGAGAATCAATAGCAGGTAGAACAGAAAAACCCGCTGAAACTGAGGCTCGTGCCGCTGTGTTTAACATTGTTTCTAAGGTTATTAATGAACGGGCTGGTGCGGCACAAAGTAACCAAGAGATTAAGCGTTTAAATTCTTTCTTGCCATCTGAATACGACAACGCAAAACAAATTGAAAACAAACTAAATGGCTTTAAAAAATACTTAGACGAACAAGAAAAAGGTACTCGTATGCCAACTTCTGTTCCATCAACTCCAACTGCTTCTGCACAGCCTAAAGTGTTTTCAAGTCAAGCTGATCTTGATAAAGCAATAGCTGAAAAAAGGGTACAGAAAAACGATAAAGTAACAGTTAACGGTGTAACAGGAACAATACAATGAGATTTGTACCTGATACCGCACAACCATTACAGTTTGTACCTGATCAGGTAGCTAAACCAGCGTCTACAGCGTATGCAGGGCCTGTTGTAGAAGAATACCCACAATGGGAATCTACAGGCGGTGGTGCGGCTATGGGTAGACCACGCAGGGTAAATCGTACTAATGTGCAAGCAGAACCAAGACCATTAGAGTCTGCTTTAGCTGGTGCTACCAAATCCGTTGTTGACCCATTAGTGGCTGGAGCGCAGATTGTTACAGGTGGTAAGTTAGGAACAAGCGAACTAGCCAAAAAGCTAGACAAAGAGGCAGATGTTTACTACGAAACTAACCCCGTATCCTATGGTGCTGGGCGTGTTGCTGGCGCAGTCTTGCCCGCTACCGCAGTAACTAAACCTTTAGGCATGATTCCTAGCTTTGCTAAAGCAAGCCCAATTCTGCAAGGTGGTGCAACAGGTGCTATTTCAGGTTTAATGACCCCCGTAAATACTGGTGAAACTGGCGCAGACTTGTATGGCGATGTAGCTAGAAATATAACTCTAGGCACAGCGTTTGGTGGAACAATCCCTGCGCTTGGCAAGATACCATCTATGTTTGCTGGTAAAGCCCCTGCGCCACAAATGCAACAAGCGGTAAAAGAGGCTAGAGATTTAGGCTATGTCATACCGCCAACACAAGCAAACCCAAGTTTATTTAATCGTATTGTTGAAGGCACAGCAGGAAAGCTATCAACAGCACAAAACGCAAGTGCTAGAAACCAAGAAATTACTAATAGACTTACCGCTAAATCTTTAGGATTGCCTGAAGATACCGTTATTACCCCACAGGTTCTTACATCGTTGCGTAATACAGCAGGACAAGCTTATGATCAGTTAGGCAACATTGGCGTAATCATGCCAAATAAAAGCTATTACGATCAATTAGACAATATTAAAAAACCTTTTGTTGCAACACAGCAAAGCTTTCCTAATCAAGCACCAAGCCCAGTAATTAATCTTATTAATTCGTTAAAGAGCGAGTTTTTTGATTCTAGTGCGGCAGTCGAAAAGATTAGACAATTAAGAACGCAAGCAGATGACGCATTTAGAACTGGTAATACTGATTTAGGTAGGGCGGCAAAACAAGCCGCAAATGCTTTAGAAAATGCTATTGAGGATCATTTAACTACAACCAAACAAACTGATTTGTTAGGCAAGTTTAGAGATGCTCGGCAATTAATCGCTAAGACATACACCGTAGAAAAAGCCGCTAACCAAACTACTGGAACAATTGATGCTAAAAAGTTAGCCGCACAATTGCAAAAAGGCAAGCCATTGTCAGGCGAGTTAAAAAGCGTTGCACAATTTAGTCAAGCATTTCCTAAAGCAAGCCAAGCAACAGAACCTATGGGTAGCTTGCCCCAATTTAGTCCATTAGATTATTTTGCTGGATTAATTGGTGGCGTAAGTACAGGTGGGTTTGGTGCAGGTGCAGTATTAGCTAGACCCGCTATGCGTTCATTAGCATTGTCTAGCCCCGTACAAAACAGATTATTGCCTACACCGTCTACTGTGACATTAACCCCTGAACAGCGTAATTTAGCTAGATTACTGACATTACAAGGATTCCAAGGAGCAACAAATGAGTAGAAATGGATCGGGTACTTACTCTTTACCAGCAGGTAACCCAGTAGTAACTCAAACCACGATTAGTTCATCATGGGCTAATAACACCATGAATGACTTGGCGGCCGCCTTAACTGACTCGGTTGCCGCA